GCACGGTTTGAGGCTAAGGCAAAGCAGATGCTGAAGGATAAAAATGGACGGTAATGTATTTACTATTGCTGCCAAAGAGCTGAAGCGGTTTAAAGAAAAGGATTTACTTGAGTGGGCGTATGAATATATTCAGCTTACCGTTGGTGGCATGGTACGTCCGTTTTCGCTTGAAGGACACGAATATTTACGCGAGCTATATACCATGCCGGATGTACAGCGTGAGGTATACCAGAAAGCGGGGCAGATGGCAATAAGCACGTATGCTCTTATTAAGACGCTCTACAGGGCAGATAGGCAGGCTATTAAGGTTGTGTATTATTTCCCGACTGATGAGGATGTACGGGATTTTGCGCAGGACAGGGCAAATGTGATGATTGACAATTCCACCTATCTATCGCAAAAGATGGTATATGATAAAGCGGACAACCTGGGGCTGAAGCAGATTGGCGCTTCGAGCATCTATTTTAGGGGGGTATTTTCTAAACGCAAGGTAAAAAGTATTGATGCTGATATGATAGTGAAAGATGAGGTTGATGAAGCGGATCAGGAAAATTTAATTTTTGCTGAAGACAGGCTGTTGCATTCACCGTTTAAATGGATTATTGAGTTATCGCAGCCTTCACGGCCTGATTTTGGCATTAACCGCAGTTTTAAAAAAAGTGATATGCGGTATTGGATGGTTAAGTGTAAAGGGTGCGGGAGGTGGAATAATATTGTTGATAGTTTCCCCAAAAATTTGTTTAGCAAGGGTAAGGGTGACACTGTGCAGGCATGGATTGGCTGCACCAGATGCAAAAAACGATTGGATGTACACCATGGGCAATGGGTAGCAACATATTTGGACAGAAAAGATTGTAGAGGTTACCTGGTTAGCCAGCTTTTTTCCAGTACGGTTGATGCAACCTTTATCTATAAAAAGTTTACCGGTGCAGTATTAACAAGCGAGAAGAAGAATGTATGGAATAGCATTGTTGGTATACCCTATCATGATCCGCAGATGTGTCCGGTAACTGATGCAGTATTGGATGCATGCACTGGCATTGATGGTTTTGTTCATAAGGCATACAGCAGTTTTATAGGGATAGATGTTGGAGATATATGTCATGTTGTTGTATTGGGATGGGCAAAGAACCGATTGCAGGTATTGTGGTTAGAAGAAGTACTTGCCACCAATAAAGAGCGTTTTGAGCAGATTATAGAGGCATACAATGGTTTTTTTGTTATTGATGCAATGCCCTACAAACCGCTGGCAAAATATTTATGTAAAAAATATTATGGCTGGGGTGCCATGCAATATTTCAATGCACAGGAACTGATAACCAAAAACGAGCATGATGGTGATGTTGACATTCCGGTGGTAAAACATGACCGTACCACAAGCATAGAAGACATGGTAAGTTTGTTGCAGGAGGGTTTTTTTATATTACCAAACCCCAAAAAGCTGGATGCGCACGAGTTAGAGGTATTTGAAAAGTTTAGGTTTCAGCTTAAAAACTTAGAGAAGGAAAAGGTAGTTGATGCCAAAGGGTATGAAAAGGTTGAGTATAAAAAGAATGTTGCCAATCACTTTGGCATGGCATTGAACAGTGCATTTATAGCCTTTCAGATAGGAAGAGGCAATTTTACTCCCAGAGTGGAACCGGTATTTGGATGATAAAAGGATTATTACAGCGATTATTGAAGCCAAGGCAGATATCCATTGCAACGGAATCGGCATCACGCAGTCCGTATTTTGACTATACCAGGTTTGATGACGAGATTGGAGAAGTAAGTCCATCGTTTCCTATTGAATTTATTGATATTATACGCAAGTTAGCGGTAATCAATCCTGATGTAAGCCAAACCATTCAAAAGATTACCATGCTTGGCAATACGGGGCATACGGTAGAGATTGAAGGCAGCAGTCGTGCTGTAACCAATGCATTACAGGAGCTTAATTATATAGCAAAGAACATATTCCCTAACGATGCGGGGCTTGACGGATATATTAACCAGCAGATACGGCAGATATGTATTAACGGCGCTTTATGTCAGGAGATGGTTATAGGTAATAATTTTGATGGTGTTGCATTTGTTTATCAGGTTCCGGTAAAGACGATACGGTTTATGTTACGCAACAACCGCTACATGCCGGTACAGCATATTGTAGGGAAAACTATCAATCTGAATACCATGACATTTACCTACATTGCGCTTTTGACCGAAGAAGATAGCCCGTATGCCATACCACCGTTTTTAGCAGCGTTGCAAAGCCTTATGAGGCAATATGAGCAATGGCGTAATATTGACAGTTTAATGCAGCTCTGGGGGCTCATGGGTATTACATGGCTTAAGGTAAGCGATAACCGTGGGTTTAACGAAGCTCCACATGAATATGAGCACAGGTTGCAACTAAAGTTAGAGCGCTACTTTAGCATGTTTAAAAAGAATATGAAAAAGGGTATTGCCATTACGGGTACCGACATTGATATGCAACATCACAATGTCAGCAAAGCTGCTGGTGATGTAAACAATATCATTGAGGCAACCGAGCAGCAGGTAGCAAGCGGGCTTGATATAGACCCTGCCATGCTTGGCAGGACGTATAGCACAACGGAAACGTATGCAACGGTATGTTATGAAACGCTGCTGGGCAAGATTGATAATATACGGCGTATGATTAAGCGTGCAAACGAGCGTATATACAATATGCATTTGACGATGAAGCAAATACCGGCAACAGCACATATTGTATTTAATGATATGTACAGTTTAAAGCGTTTAGAGAAGGTACAGGCTGACCAGATTAAGCAGCAAATGGCAATTGAGCGGAGGGATGCAGGTATTATTGACAATGACACATTAGCTCATGAGCTGGGCTATGCACAGGCATACCGGCAAAGCGATGAAACCACTGCGGTATTGAGTTACAATAAAGCACGGGGTATATACGAGCTTGAAAAGGAACGTATTATTGTGCAGTTAGCTAAAAAAAAAAGCTTGGTGATAGCATAACCGATGTAGAAAAAGGGTATGCTACTGAGTTCTTTGACATTTATACGGTAAAATACCATGAGGGTATAGCCGGTATAGTGATAGAATGTGATGCTGATGATATTATGGCTATTTTGCAGCAGAAAATGCAAGATGAGCTGCCAGGAGAATGTACTGATACCATACAAAAGTGGACGGGTACAGCATACCGTCTGGGGCTGGGGAGGATATGGGATGATGATCAGTGGAAGGTTGAGGATACCAATGCTATAGAATTTTTTACCAGGCATGATCAACATTTTTTTGGGAAGCAGTTTGAAAATTATTCTGATGTATTACGGCAGGTAGTGGTAGATGAGTTACAGGGTAAGCGTGCCTACAGCAAAGAGGTAGTAACAAAGGTAAGGAAGGCACTGGGGGAAGCATTTGAGCATCCCCATATTACCGATTACTATGATTTATGCATGCGCAACGCTGTCAACAAAGCACGCAACTATGGCAGGATATTTCAATATGAGCGGCTTGGGATTGCAATGGTTGAAATTGTAGCGATACTTGATAATAAAACCAGTGCTATATGCAGGGAGATGAATGGCAGGCGCATTGAAGTACAAATGCTTGCAGACCATGTACGTGAGGTTTTGCAAACACCGATGGATGAGCTAAAAGAAAAGTTTGCATGGCCAACGCCGGGGCAGGTACGCAGCTTTGAGGGGTTGAGCACTCAAAAGATTATGGATAGCATTAGCTGCAAGTTACCGCCATACCATGGACGGTGCCGGACTACAACGGTCATTACAAAAAATATTGTGGTAAAAAAGAGCAGCGGAACATTGCAGGGTGTGGTTGAGCCGGCACAGGGTAAGGAGCCGGCATCGAAGAAGGTACGAAGGAAGCAGATAGCAAGCTTAACACAGCAGGAACTGCTTGCCAAGGTTGAGCAACAAAGAACCAATGCATATTGGGACAGTAAGGATGATGATAAACGTTTGCAACAACACATTACTAAGCATGGGAATGAATTTAGCAGTTATGATGAAAGCTATGAAGAAATTACTAAAAATGTGTTGAAAAATTTTGACAATGTATATACCTTTAAGGAAGGCAAGCGAATAAAGTGGGCATTTTACAACAATGCATATAGAGGGTTAGCAATTATCGAAGAGCATACCGGCACAATATTAACGATGTATAAATTAACGAAAGATATTGATAATAATAAAGGATACCTTGAAATATTATGACAGATTTAGAATATTTAATTAACATTATGGATAATGTAGAAGACCCTGATGGTGACCATGAACCAAGCTATATAAGGCAATGGCCTATGATACGTGATGATTTAGAAAACACAGATGTAGTAAAGGAGCAGGATATACGCTATATTACAAATGGTGCATTCTTTGCAGAATGGGTGAATGAAGAATATATGTATGTAGAAAATCACGAAGAATGGTACTGGCACATTGCGGAGATTGTAAAGGGGCAGTATCCGCTGGAAAAGCTGCCTGAGCATGTACGGGATAGAGCCCAGAAGTTGTACTACAGGGTAATGGCATGAGCCAGCAAGGGACGTTTCAATGGGGACTGGATGTAGCTAATAGCAGGCTATTTTTTAAGCCTTTTTGCAAGGGGGTATAGACAAGGATGGGTTATTATTTTTAAACAATTTTAAACACCTTTTGACGCAACTGGAAGCATTTTAGATTTATACCACAGATACAAAAACCTATAACCGATATGCGACAATGTTCGTATATCGGTTTTTTTATTGGCGGAGGATGACATGGAGCGTTTGGAACAATTTTTTGCCGAGTTAGAGAGGCATGGTGGGAGAATTGATGAAAAGCGGATGATTGTGCAATGCAAGCTGGCAAGCCGATTTTTTCATGCACGGTTTGATGACACCGATGATCCACTTTATGATGGTGATTCGCTTACTGAAGATGACACATATTTATATGTAAGTTTCAGGGCATTATCGGCAACGCAGTTTCCATGGCGAGGGATGATGCTGGATTTTTCAAAAGAAGGTGTTTTAAAAAAGGGGTACCGTCTTTTGAAAGGGCAAACGGTATACAGCAATCATGATACGCGGGTTGAAAACTGGCTTGGGGTTGTAGCCCAGAGCAAATATGATGAAAGTGTAATACCCGGAATAAACGCACGGTTAAAATTAACCAAAGAGTTTAATCAGAAGGTTATTGCTGGTATTAAGGAAGGCGCTATTCACAGTGCAAGTTGTGATGTAGTATTTCAGTATGAAAAGTCGCATCCGAATCTTGATGATTTTTGGTATTTGCAAGGTGAGGAAGTAGACGGACAGGTTGTACGGGTTATTGCAACCAATATTATAAGCTTTGGTGAATTGTCATTAGTGTGGCAAGGGGCCGACAGTTTGGCAAAGCGAGTTGATATACAGGCTATTGCAGGGGGCAAAACGCCTGGAAAAAGGAATGAAGGAGATGAAACAATGAAGATTACACGGCAAT